TTCGTTGCACGATATATTAGTATTTATTACTTCTTTATCTGTATCTATATCTATCTCTTTATCTATATCTATATCTGTGTCACTTAGTTCGTCACTTTTTTGTAACAACTTTGTAACATTAGCGTCACTTAGTCCGTCACATTGTGACGCTTTTAGATTTCTTAGTCTCCGCATTCTTTCAGCAGAACCACTTTCAACGCCAACTAGATTTTCATAGTCAGCAATACTTAAGCAACCGTTATCATCTTTATAGATAAGTCCTAAGTGAATATAGAGTTGTAAAGCATTTCTTACTGTGTCGATGTTGAAATACTTTGTGTCACGCTGTATTTTTTCTGCATCGTACGGAATAATCACTTCATTCAGTTGTCTTTCTAATTTTCCATTCGTTTTTACAGTCATTAGGCATAGCATTTGATAAAGAACAACATATTCAGCGCCGTTTTTCTGTGACATCAAGAAATCAACAGCATCACTATTCATGAAGTCTTTTTTTAACTTGATCCAGTAGTATTTTCTTTCTGCCATATATAAACCTCTTAGAATGGCAACTCGTCAGAATTTATTTCATATCCGTTGAGGTATTCTTCCATTGGATCATTTGCTTGTGTAGCAACTTCACTCTGTGCTTGTACTTGTTGCTGTGGCTGAGTTTGTGCCTGTGCTTGTCTTGGCTGTGTACTGTGTAAGATTGAAACGTTATTAGCAACAATTTCAGTAACATAAACCTTTTGTCCGTCACGATCATAGCTGCGTGTTTGAATTCGTCCCTCAACACCAACCGTATCGCCCTTGTGTGCATAGTTTCCTAGAAAGTCAGCACTTCCACGCCATGCAACACAACTGATGAAGTCGGCTGATTGTTCGCCATTATTCTTCTGTTCTTGCGATAATCGTCTATCACACGCAATTGTGAATGAAGCAACAGATAGTCCACTTTGTGTTTTTCTTAACTCAATATCTCTTGTTAGCCGTCCGACTAAAACCACATTATTTATCATGTCTAAATTTCCTCTTTTCTTTGATTACATTTGCTTCGGTGTAATCGTCCATTTTGTAATTCATTTTTCGTTGTAAATTTTCGTTAGTGTGTACTGTCCCAAAGTATGCACGTTCAAGCGCTGTAACGGCTTCACCTAACTTGACTGGTTGCATGTTCATCAATTCTTTTTCTAACAGTTGCAATGTAGCCAAGTGTGTATGAGAACACTTTTTCATTGCTTCCTGAATTATCTTCAAGACTTCAAATTTCTTAACGTACTCAGTCATTTTTCGTCCACTCTCTGCTTGCCTGAGCATCTAACACTCGCATCTGCAACTTGATTGAATTGATTTTGTTTTCCAGCATTTTGTATCGGCTTTCGCATATATCACGTTTTTGGCGCAATTCAGCGACTTCAGCATGTCCCTTTATAAAAGTACTTATCATGGTAACTGGCACGCCCTGTGCACGTTCTATGAGTGCCTGAGAGCGCAATTTGATTTGATAGTTGGCTTCACTATTTGCTAACTCGATACCAGCCTTATAAAAATCCTCGATTGTAGCGTTTAATGTGTTGGCTAGTTTTTCTATTTCTAGCCACATGTCATAGTCTTTATTCATAGGTAATTTTTGTGAAATACCTCCATAAATTTTTCGTGTCCATATAACTTTTCAAAGGCTTCTTGTGCCTTGTGCTGTAATTCATAACGCAATGACGGATTTGTCGTATGTAATGCATTGTGTAATTTAGGATTGAGCCATACCCAAAGCCCCCATTCATCGCACTTCTTGCGATTTGCTGTTCCACAAATGCAATGATGAAGACATACGTCATATGATCCTGTGATAAAGCATTTTTTCTCAGTTTGAAGAATGCTATCAGTACGTTGTTTCACTATCAGTCACTACCTTTAAAAGTTCCTTTTCGTCTAGCAATTCAACCTCGTACAGTTGCCCTAAGTCTTTCTTAGGAAGCCACACGCAATAGGCTTTTTCTATCTTTTCACCTGTCATTTGTTCATACGCCATTTTGTAAAGTGTTAGCTGGTAACTGAGATACAACGGGTGATACTGATACGTTGTTTTTATGTCTATGATTGCATGCTTGCCGTCCACCGTCCCAATCATGTCATATGTGCCACAATACAAAGGGCTTCCGTCATGGTAATAAACCATAGGCTGTTCGCATGCGTGTATGTTGATACTGTTTTCTTCCTGAAGCGTTTTAAAACGTTTTAAGGCTATGCTTTCATAAGAATGAGTATTGTATCGTCCGTACACGTTTTCCCCCAAGGAATAACGCTCTATCAAGTCATGGACTGTGTTTCCATAATCTGCTTTAGCATTGAGGATATATTGAGGGATATTTGAATACATATCCCCCATAAGTCCTCTAATTATCTGTGTAGCAGACGGTGTAATAACGCCGTCCACTAAGTACACATGATAGTCAGGTATAAACTCAATCATTTATAAGTGAGTCGGACACTTGCCTTTACTTCACTTGTCTTTGTGTAAAGGTCATAGATGCCCTCTTCTTTCATCTTTGCTGTATCCACGGAAACACGCTGTGTAGGTGCAACATAAGAGATTTTGACATCGTCATTTTCAAATGACTTGATGCCGTTTTCTTCCATCGCCTTTTGAATTGCTTGTTTGATTTCCTTTTCCTGATTGTCCATTTCTTGCTTAGTGATTTGGAATTCTTTCAACTTCTGCAACGCAAATCGTACGGCTTCAGGTAGTTCGATTTGGTTTTCAACGATTTTGATTTCATTATTCATTAGGTGTTTCCTCTGCTTTCTTTTCTTTACTGAATGCTTTAACTGCTTCACTTGCCTGTTGCATTGTTAGTTCTTTGATTTCTTTAACGCCGTAATAATCAAGCATCTTCTTTATACGTTCAGGATCTTGTGCCGATAGAATTTTCACTTGTCCTAATGATGCTAATGCCAACTGTTTTTGTGTTGCTGGCTTTTCTTCTTTAGATTTATCTTGTGCATCTTGTGCATCATTTTCGGCAATTTCCATCGCTTCTAGCCATAAGTAACGGCGCATGTATGTATGTTTTGCACCTAGCATCTGAATAGGTGTAGCGCCTTTTACATTTGCTTCGGCTGTACTTGCTTCAAATTCGATTGTTTCAGCTGGATTGTCAGCATTCAAAATATTCATGTATGCTATTTCAATTCCTAATTCATTGGTTTTAATCTTAAAAATTGAAACAAGGTTCAAATCCTTAAAAATCTTGGTGATTTCCGAAATGAAGTCGCTTAGTTCAAAGTAAGGAAACCCCGAAAACTTATTGAAGCCTGATTTCTTCAAAGGGCGATTGCCTAATTCTGCACGTGCAATCACTAATTTTTGATAAATGTTCATTTTACTAACGTCTTTCTTTTCTGCTTTTACTTCTTTCTTTGGTTCTTCTTTTGTTGTAGGCTTGCTTTCTGATTGCAAGAAAATTGTGTCTTGATTGTCCATATTTAACCCTTTCTTATGCTTGATGAATTACAGCGCTTGCAATGGCACGCCATGCACTATATGCAACGTTGATTATTCTTTCTAAATTGTTTGTGTATGTAACTGTTACAGTATTTGCCCTTGCCCTGTGCTTTTCATCTGTATCGTCCCAGTTGATTTTTATACTCTTAATGCGTTGGTCTGATGCTTTCAACACGGTTTCAAGTGCAAATTCAAATTCTCGTCTTTGATTATCTGTTTTCATTTTTTCCCTCATGTACTGGTAAGCGCTTGACTTGATCTAACTTGTCATAGGTCAGCAGCTTATGGCTTAGTTCGATATTCACTTCAAACGCCTTTTGGTTTAATTCTGCTAACTTGCTGATTTTGCTTTGTAACTCTTCAATTTGCTTTTCATACCGCTTTGCTTCTTCAATCAGCATGCGATTTTGTTCTTTTAATCTGTTATATCTTGCTTGTAAATCCATTTCTTTTGCCCTCCCAGTCCACTTTTCTAATGTGTTTTGGCTTTTTCTGTGGCTTTTCGTATTTGTTCTTAAAAATTGGATTGCCAAGTTCAATAATTTCAATCTTCTTCATGGTCTATTTCCTCGACTTCTTCCACGTCTTCGCTATCGCAATACGGACATGTTCTATACTCTCTGTATGAGTAGTCCATGTAGCCATAGTGATGTTTCATGTCATCGTCATTGAATATCCGTTGGCAATGATTGCATATCATTTTCATAGCCTTACTCTGCCATTTCTTCAGCCGTCAAAGGGCGTTGGGAGTAAGAGTATTGAAGAACGGCGTTTCCTATCATGTATGCGATAAATGCAAGCCCTAGAACAACGGCTAATACTGTTTTAATTGTGTTTTTGATTATCTTCATAGTTAGTTCATCTTCTTTCCAAACGCCTTTTTTAGCACGTCTTCCGTTAGTGTCATGCCGTCTT